GTGGATCAAAAAGAAAATATCCAAAGTGCGTCCCTGCTGCCAAAGCAGCAAGCATGACAGACTCTCAGAGACGGAGTGCCGTTGCAAGAAAAAGAAGTAAAGCACAGGGAGTTGGAGGTAAACCAACTAATGTTAAAACTATTTTAAAAAGAGACATTGGTGGTGATGTAAAAAAACCGTCTACTAATAAAGGCAAATTTAAATTAAATTTATTTACTTTTGATATGCCTAAAACAAAATATGGAGATAATATAATAACTGCAATTGAAGATACTAAAGTCGACATTAATCCAAACTTAAATTATAATAAAATTTATAAAAACAACGTGGAATTAGATGTAGGAATATCTTCAAAAGGAAAAGGCGGATTTAGAATTAAAAAGAGGTTTTAATTATGGCAACATCAGGATCAGTATCATTTAATTTAAATATAGATGAAATCATCGATGAAGGTTACGAAAGATGTGGGCTAAGACCCATGGCTGGTTACGATTTAAAAACTGCTAGAAGATCTTTAAATTTATTATTTGCTGACTGGGGCAACAGAGGTATTCATCTTTGGAAAGTTCAACTTAACGAACAAGCATTAACAGCTGGAACAGCAACATACTCAGTTGCTTCAAATGTTAATGATGTATTAGAGGCTTACGTATCAACTACAGCTGCAGCTTCTGACGGACCAAACACACAAGATGTTTCACTTACTAAAATTGATAGATCTGCCTATGCAGCTTTACCAAACAAATTAGCAACAGGACAGCCATCCCAATATTACGTTGATAGACAAACTACACCAAAGATAAGTTTATATGTAGCTCCTGACGCATCAACTTACACCGTGCTAAAATTTTATACAATTAATAGAATTGAAGATGCCACAGCTTACAATGATCAACAAGCAGATGTAGCTTACAGATTTTTACCATGTATGTGTGCAGGTCTTGCTTACTATTTATCTATGAAGAAAGCACCTGACAGAATACAAGCAATGAAACTTATTTATGAAGATGAATTAAAAAGGGCTTTGGAAGAAGATGGTCAGAGAACATCCTTATATGTTTCTCCACAATCGTACTTTCCAAATGTGTCATAATGGCTAAATACGCAACAGGTAATAGATCAAAAGCAGTATCAGATAGAAGCGGTCAAACTTTTCCGTATACTGAAATGGTTACAGAATGGAATGGTTCATTTGTTCATATTTCAGAGTATGAACCTAAACATCCTCAAATAAGAAGAAAAAAAGTAACAGCTGATGCTATTGCTTTACAAAAAGTAAGACCTTTGAGATTTCAACAACCAACTCAAGAATTTTTAACAGATGGTGATGGCACTATATCAGATTCAGGTGGTATTTCGGTAGGAGTGGCAAACCTAACATTACCTGGAGATTTTGCTTTTGAGACATTTGACACAACAGTTACAAGTAATGGAATAACTACATCACAACAATCTATGCAACCAAGAGATCCATCTTTACAAAATAGAAGAAGAGAAGCTTCAACTATTATAGGATCAGTAACAGTGAGTATATCATAATGGCAATAACACATTCAGCATTTTTAACACAAGTAAGAAACTATACAGAAGTTGATAGCAATGTATTATCAGATTCAATATTAGATCAGTTTATAAGAAATGTAGAGTTAGATATCGCTGGTCAAGTTGATTATGACGATTTAAGAAAATACGCAACATCATCAACTACAGCTAATAATAGGTATGTATCTATGCCTAGTGATGCTATGATTTTAAGATCTGTTCAAATAATAGATTCAAATGTGAGAGATTTTTTAGAGAAAAGAGATACAAGTTTTATATCTGAATTTTCTCCTAATGATACTGTAACTGCTCAACCTAAATATTATGCTAATTGGGATGATAATAATATCTTATTGGCTCCAACACCTGATAAAGCTTACACAATACAAATCAATTATATTAAAGATCCACCTCATTTTAATTCATCAACCAATACATTCATTTCTACAAACCAAGAAGCTATGCTTCTTTACGGAGTATTAAAAGAGACTTATGGATATTTGAAAGGACCTGAAGACCTATACAAATTGTATTCTGACAGGTATAATCAAAGCATACAAGCTTTTGGTCTACAGCAAATGGGTAGACGAAGAAGAGGAGAATACGACAGTGGAGTTCCTCGAATTAAAATACCTTCACCGTCACCATAATTTTAAGGAGAAAACATGGCTATAACAACAAATGCAATATGCAACTCTTTCAAAAAAGAACTTTTGGAAGCTACGCATAATTTTAAAACATCAGGTGGTGGAGGAAATACATTCAAACTTGCAATGTATACTAGCTCTGCTACTTTAGGAAAATCAACAACATCTTTCACAACAGGTAACGAAGTATCTTCATCTGGATACACTTCAGGTGGTAAAGCTTTGGTCAACGTAGGAACATCAATTGCAACAAACACTGCAATTACAGACTTCAATGATTTATCATTTACAGGAGTAACGTTAACTGCGAGAGGTGCGTTAATTTATAATGACACTGCAACTGGAGATCCAGCTGTAGCTGTATTAGATTTTGGCGGTGATAAAACTGCATCTGCAGGAACATTCACTATTCAGTTCCCAGCATTTACAACGAGTGCAGCAATATTAAGAATCGCATAATCTAAAAGGAGGGCCAGGTGGCAGACATAACAGTAAATGTACAATCACCTGGTTCTCTCTCAGTATGGGGTCAAAGTTCCTGGGGTAATGGAACTTGGAACATTTTTAACGGATCAACATTATCTTCAGGTAATGCAACTGTAACTGCAGAAATTAATACTGGTTGGGGTGGAAAAACCTGGGGCGAAAGTGAATGGGGAGATCTATCTGATTCTATTCCTATAATTACAGGTCAAGGTTTAACAACTAACATAGGTTCAGTAACAACAACTGAAGAAATAAACGAGGGTTGGGGAAGATTAACCTGGGGTGAAAATGCTTGGGGCGCAGCCGGAGATGTAGTTGTAACTGGTCAATCATTATCTACAAGTGTTGGATCAGTAACTTCTAAATTTGGTTCTTCAGTAATTCCAACAGGTCAATCTTTAACAGTAGGTCAAGGAACAGTTTCTATAGAAATTATAGCTGAGGTACCACTTACTGGACAATCAGTTACAGCTTCAATAGGTACAACAAGTGAAATTGCTGGAGATGCAATTGTAAATGTAACTGGTATATCTTTAAATTCTAACGTAGGTTCAGTTTCAATTGATCCTAATTTCTTGATTGAACAAGGATGGGGTAGAGGAACTTGGGGTAATAGAGTATGGGGAGGTGCTTACACTGTAATAGCACAAGGCCAATCTTTAACTACAGCTCAAGGCACAGCGGTAGGTAAAACTGATGTAGATGTATCAGTAACAGGTTTAGATTTATTAACAATCACTCAAGGTTTAAGTTCAATACAAATTGATAATGATGTTTTTGTTTTTGCATCTGAAGATCAATTGGACTTAAGTTTAGGAAATCAATCTTTAGAACAATCTACTAATGAAAGCGTGTCTGGTCAAAGCATGTCTTCAAGTGTTGGTCAAGTTATTCCTGAACCTAAAATACCTGTAGATGTAACAGGAATATCGGCTACATTAACACTTGGTACAATAACATTAATTCAGACAACTAATGAGTCAGTAACTGGTCAAGCTGTTACTTCATCAATAGGTCAGGTAACTCAAGAAACTGCTTATCCTGTAACCACTGCTGGATTAATGACAACATCTGCTGGATCTGTGACTGCTACGGGAGGAGCTGCTTCGGTTGTTACTGGTATAGGGTTGACAACAAATATTGGCTCAGTTACTGTAACACCGTGGAGCGAGATTAATCCAGGCGTAAATAACGTTTGGTCTGAGGTTGATAAGGCTGCTTAATTTTGATAATATAGGATTTATATGGCATCAAGTTACTCAACAGATTTAAAACTAGAATTGATGGTTACTGGCGAAAACGCTGGTACATGGGGTGATAAAACTAATACAAATTTAAATTTAGTTCAGCAAGCTGTTGCTGGATATCAAGCAATAGATGTAGCATCTTCAGATGTTGCTCTTGTAATGACAGATGGAACAATTTCTAACGCTAGAAACGCTGTACTTAAACTTACAGGAACTTTAGCAGCTAATAGAAATGTTACAGTTCCAAATGGAATAGAAAAACTTTACACAGTAGTTGATGGTACAAACCATGATGGTAATACATTAACTTTTAAAACTGCGAGTGGTACAGGAGTATTATTATGTGAAGGTAACACTTACAGTTTATTTGCTGATGCAACAAATGTTGTAAAAGCTTCAGAGCAAAGAAATTGGAGAGTGGTTTCAGCAGCGGAAACAGTACAAGCTGGTGCTCAACTTTTATGTAATACAAACGGTGGATCTTTTACTATTACTCTACCCGCATCACCAAGCACTGGAGACGAAGTATCATTTATGGATCAGGGATACGATTTTGATTCAAACGCATTGACTGTAGGAAGAAATGGTTCTAATATAGCAAACGTAGCTGGTGACTTAGTTGTTAGCACACAAGGCGCTGGTTTTAGTTTAGTGTATTCAGGCGATGCTACAACTGGTTGGGGCTACAGGGAGAAATAATATATGGCTAATTACGAAGCAACTAGATATGATTTTGATGGAGCGAACCTCACAGGTATTGAGGGTATACCTACAGCTACTATTGTGCCGTGGTCTTCTGCTTCAGTGCCATCAGGTTTCTTAGAGTGTAATGGTGCAGCAGTATCAAGATCAACTTATTCTGCATTGTTTGCAATCGTAGGTACAACTTACGGAACTGGTGATGGTTCAACAACTTTTAACGTTCCTGATTTACAAGATAACGTAGCAGTTGGAAAATCTAATAACAAAGCTTTAGGATCGGCTGGTGGAGCAAATACAGTGACTTCAACTGGGAATGTTGCTGGTTCAACAGCAAATGCAACTTTAACAACTGCTCAATTAGCATCACACTCACACGGAGGTGGTGGTAGTGGGGCAGGTTCAGCACCAAGCCCTGGACCTGCAGGTAGTCTTTTCTCTCCTGCTTCAACGGGAAATACAGGATCAGGTGATGGTCACGCACATAACATGAGTGCTAACTTTGTGGGTGATGCAACTTCAGTGCTTCAACCATATTTAACAGTAATTTATATTATTAAAACTTAGGAGAAAAAATGGCAACAAACGCAAATTGGACAGTA